ATGCACAAGCTCGACCCATCCCTTGAAATCAAAATAAACGGCAAGCCTTATGACAAGTAGTGACATCCATAAAAAGGCAATGCTTGATGCGTTGGAGAAATCGTTAGGGGTTGTGACCTCTGCTTGCAAGAGCGTTGACATCGCACGGCAAACGCATTACCGATGGCTGCAAGAGGACAAAGAATACAAAGCATCAGTCGATGAACTATCAGACGTAGCGATTGACTTTGCAGAGAGCCAACTGCACAAGCAGATAAAGGAGGGCAACTCAACCGCTACTATCTTTTTTCTAAAGACCAAAGGCAAGAAACGTGGGTACGTGGAACGCCAAGAGGTAGACGTATCTTCGGGCAAGCTATTTCAAATTGAAGTGCTTGGAGAAGATTCAGACCAATAAAGTTTACAACCACCTAAAGCGCAGCGATAAGAAGATAGTCGTTGAGCAGGGCGGTACTCGTAGCGGGAAGACTTACAACATCCTGCTCTGGGTGATTTTCTATTATAGCACACGGGAAACCAACAAGACCATCACGATATGCCGTAAGACGTTCCCTTCGCTTCGTGCTTCGGTGATGCGTGACTTCTTTGAGATACTGCGCAACAACGACCTGTACAACGAAAGCTACCACAACAGGTCAAGCCACGAGTACTACCTTAACGGCAACCTTGTGGAGTTTATCAGCCTTGACCAACCGCAGAAGATACGGGGGCGCAAGCGCAACCTCCTGTACATTAACGAAGCCAACGAGCTGACCTTTGAGGATTGGCAGCAGCTAATAATGCGGACAGAGGACAGGGCAATCCTTGACTACAACCCTTCGGATGCGTTCCATTGGATTTATGATAAGGTTGTACCCAGAGATGACTGCGACTTCTTTAAGACCACCTACCTTGATAACCCGTTTCTTGATAGCAGCATCCGAAATGAAATAGAACGGCTAAGGGACACCGATAGCGACTACTGGAGAATCTATGGTCTAGGCGAGAGGGGTATGAGCAGAGCCACCATCTTCCAATACGGGCAGGCAGAGATACCAACGGATGCCACGCTCTTATGTCACGGGATGGACTTTGGGTACACCAACGACCCAACCGCACTTGTAGCGGTTTACAAGTCGGGTGACAATCTGTATGTGGATGAGCTTATCTACCGCACGGGGATGACAAACCCAGACATCAGCAACGTACTTGCCTCTCTTGGCCTTGATAGAAGGACAGAGGTATTTGCTGACTCTGCTGAACCCAAATCTATTGAGGAGCTGCATCGTATGGGATGGAATGTGAAACCCACGCAGAAGGGCGCAGATAGCATCATAGTGGGCATTGACGTGCTGAAGCGGCACAAGCTATTCGTAACCCCACGAAGCAGCAACCTAATCAAGGAACTTCAGAACTACAAATGGGTAGAAGACAAGAACGGCAACCTGCTCAATAAACCCATAGATGCATTCAACCACGCCATAGATGCGCTGCGTTATGCAACGTATAACAAGTTGAGCCGCCCTAACTTTGGCAGGTATGCCATACGCTAAAACTAAAAGGTTATTTTAATACAATGGAACTAAAAGTAATTGTACCCACCGCCTTATCAGAGATCACGCTTGACCAATACCAACGCTTTGCGAGGCTTGAGGGCGATGAGGAGTTCTTGACCCACAAGATGCTTGAGATATTCTGCGGAGTGCCTTTGGCTAATCTTCCAAACGTGCGCATCAAAGATGTGAGCCACATCAGCAAGCACATTAGTGCCATGATAAACGAGAAGCCAAGCCTCACGCCAACCTTCACGATGGGGGACACGAAGTACGGGTTTATCCCAGAACTAGACAATATCACCTATGGTGAGTTCGTTGACCTTGACGGCTACCTCCAAGACGTGCAAGACCTACACAAAGCAATGGCAGTTCTTTACCGCCCTATCACAAGCGAGGTCAAGAATCGGTATCTGATAGAGCCATACGAAGGAGCAGGCAGGTATGCCGAGCAGATGAAGCAAGCCCCTATGAGTGTTGCGATGGGCGCAACGCTTTTTTTTTGGCGTTTAGGGAGCGAGTTGTTGCAAGCTATGGAGACCTCTTTGGAGGCGAAGAAGCAGATGAATACTCCAAGCAAGGGCAGTTCTCAAAACGATGGGGATGGTACGCTACAATCTATCAGCTCGCTAAAGGAGACATTAGGCAGCTATCAGAAATCACAAAACTTGAACTCCACGAGTGCCTACACTTCCTCACCTTCGAAAAGCAAAAGCAAGAGGTTGAAAACGACCTAATAAAAAAGTCAATAAAATGAGACAGTTCTACGACATCACCACCAAACTAAAAGATACGCTTGAAGCCAATAGCCAAGTCAATGTGGTAACGACAGGGGATATTTTTGACATAGACCTAAACAAGCAGACCATTTTTCCCTTGAGTCACATTATTGTGAACCAAGCAACATTCGAGGGACAAATAGTTCGCATGAACGTGAGCATCGTTTGCATGGACTTGGTAGATGAGACCAAAGAGAATCCAAGATTGCAAGCAGAGCCGTTCTACGGAATCAGCAACGAGCAGAACATTCTGAACACGCAGCTTGCAGTAATCAACGATGTGGTGACAGAACTGCGCAGGGGTACTCTGTACACCGACCTTTATCAGTTGGATGGTACTGCGACTTGCGTTCCATTTAGCGAGAGGTTTGAGAACTTGCTTGCTGGGTGGACTGCTACGTTTGATGTGCTGCTAGCAAACACCGAGATAAGTATCTGCTAAAATGGCACGGGAGGACTTGGTTGCTGCGGTACTTATTAAGTTTGGCAAATATGTCATTCAACAGGCGAGGAGTAACCTCACCAAAGGCAAGCACAACTTCGACAAGACCCTTTACAATTCCCTTCGATATAGTATCTACTATTCAAATGATAATTTCTCCTTGACTTTCTCAATGGAGGACTATGGTCAGTTCCAAGATCAAGGCGTAAAGGGAGCAGGAGGCACTAGAAAGACTACGAGTGCATTTAAGAGAACAAACAATAAGGGCAAGATATGGAGGCAGAAAGCACCCAACAGTCCATTTGCCTATAAGGATAAAAAGCCTCCCGTATCTGCATTCAAGGCTTGGGCAGAGAGCAAAGGACTAAATCCTTTTGCAGTCCGTGAGTCCGTATATCGGCAAGGTATTCCTGCAACGAAGTTCTTTAGCACACCATTTAATATCGCATTCAACAAACTGCCACCCGATATTGCCAACGCAATAAAAAATAGTTTCTAAAAACACAATGAGTACACCTACATCATCCATACCCGATAGCATCTCAATGGCTCGTAGCCCGATATTTTTCACGGCAAAGAACAACTCCGTTGCAGGAGATACGCTTGAGTTTATGTCTTTAGAATTGCGCATCTACTCTGGTACGTTTACGACATCGGGAACAAACAACTACGACCTTGAGAAGAACTACTCAATCAACAACGTAATCAACTTTGAGGTGAGCGACCTCATACGTTCCGAGTTCTACCATGACTTCAGCGTATGGAATGACATAGGATTTACCCAGAGTCCGCAGGGTGAGGCATTGTTTGTTTGGGGCTACGGAGATTGGCAGTACAACAACGCAGGCGGAGGCCTTGTATCGGGAGAATGGAATCAGCCCGAAGAAGCAGCACCCGACCAATTTATCACTTTAGATGGATGGGCTACCCGTGATAACATCGCCCCTGTTGCGGTCTCGCAGGCCGTGCTTGCTACGAGCCGAGATAGGCAGGTACTTGTCGGTAACTACGAATCCCTTGCAATCAACAATAGCGTAGCCAATGACTTGGGTTCAATCCGCATCACTTGGCAAAGCGGTGACACCGAACTGCTGACAAACGCAGGGGGCAGCACAACGCCCCCCGATGCCTCAACCAACAACACACAAAACCTTGTAATCTACGCAGGAGTTGGCCCTGCTAACCTTGAGAACAACGGTGACTTCCCCGCACCTGCAAAGCCAAGCGGTCAGCCCGATGGTGGCGTAGGCAGTTACTACGATGTGATTCTCTTGGATAAAGAAGATGCTCAAAACGAGATTGGGCGTGTTCGCTACTATGTAATCTGCGAACCCAAGTACGACCCTGTGCAGGTGGCGTTCATCAACCGCTTTGGCGTTGCTGACTTTATCACGTTCTTTAAGCGCAGCGATACTCGTGGTAACTTCACGCAGGACTCGTACCAAAAGAGCATCTACAACGATGGCTTCACCACCCCTTCTCTGGAGATAGGCAAGTACCAATCCTTTAACGTCAACTCTCGCAACACCCTAACTCTAAACACAGGGTTCGTTGACCAAGACTACGATGAAACGATTGAGGACATTTTGATGAGCGAGTATGTCGCGGTCTATACCAATAGTAATTGGGTGAGTGCAGTTCCGAATCGTGGAACCATAGAGTATCAAAAGAGTGTGAATACGAAACTTATCAATTACACAATGTCCTTTGACTTTGGATTTGATGAGCGCAGTTTGGTACGATGAACAAGGTTGATATTTACGTCAATGGCTTTCGCCTAGACATCTTTGATGATGAGGAGATCAGCATCAACCTATCGGTGCAGAACGTGCAGGACATCTCAAAGGTGTTCACGGACTTTACGCAGGGGTTCACCATCCCTGCAAGCCCACGCAATAACGAGATACTTCAGCACTACTACAACGCCAACATCACAAGTTCCGTTATCACTACCGAGACAGGCGGTAGCCCTGTATGGAATAGCATAGGCTTCACTTGGAACTCTTGGAACACGGCTTGGAACTCTGGTGCATCAAGCACCTCTGTTGCCAATACTTTTGACGGGCGTTTAAGGCAAGAAGCAAGAATTGAAATAAACTCTCTGCCATTCCGCACAGGGGTGATAGAGGTAGAGAACGTGCAGCTCAAAGGCACAGAGCCGTATGCGTACACGCTGACGTTCTATGGGGATGTGGTTACGCTTACCGATTTGTTTGGCGAGGACTACTTATATGACCTTGACTTCGCAGAATTAAACCACCAATACTCCGATACTGCGATATTTGATAGGCTTACTACCGATACCTACGCTCCGTTATTTTATCCGCTTTGCAGCCCTGTAAAGAATTGGTTTTATGATTCAGACAATAGCAATCACAATGATAGCAACATTCACTTCCATAATGCTAACGAGCAACACGGCATACACTACTACGAGCTAAAGCCTGCCTTGAAGGTAACGGCTATCCTTGATGCGATGGAGCAGAAGTACGGCATTACGTTCACGGGTGCGTTCTTGGCTGCTACCCCGTTTGTTGATTTGTCGCTCTGGCTGCACCGCTTTGAGGGGTATCTATTTAGCGGAGGTAATGATATTCAATGGCAGTTGATTAACTTCAACAGAACAACAGGCGGTGGTACTGAATTTAATTTAACTACCGAAACTTGGAATGTAGTTGACACCGACTTTTATCAACTTGCAGTTACAATTACTAATGTAGGAGCAGCCTATGAACTTGGTTTATTTACCAACGGAGTTCTTGTTTCTTCTGTTTCTAACGCTGCTCACGCAGCAAGTTCTGTTACTCATACATTTATTGGTTTAGGATTTAACGCAGGAGATGCGGTGCAATTATTTATTAGGCCATCAACATCTGTTACATTCAATTACCGAGTAGATGACTACGAGGCTATTGATGCAACCACAAGCACAAAAAGATTTGAAGTAGATCAAACTGCATCGGCAACCTATACCTTCAGTTTAGTTATTTCAGATTTAATGCCCGAGATTAAGGTTAAGGACTTTTTGGCAGGCATTCTGAAGATGTACAACATGGTGATTGTGCCGACTACATCTACAAGTTTCTTGCTTCAGCCATTGGAAGATTGGTATGCAGCAGGAACCGACCAAAACTATCAGACCTATCTTGACATCACGGAGTACGCAGTAAACAGGCCACCGCTTTACAGGGAGATTGAATTTAAGTACCAACCTACCGAAGCAATCATTGGCTTTCAATACTTGCAGACAAACAATGTAGGCTTTGGGGATTTGAATAACACCTTCACTTTTGATGGCGATGAGTTTCTAGTTGAAGTGCCGTTTGAATGCCCTTTGTTTGAGAGGCTGACAGACCAAGATACAAGTGCTTTGACAAACGTACTCGTTTACAAAAGCATTACAAGAGATACTGATGAAGCAGGCACATTGAATCCATACTTGGGTGAGCCTATCTTATTCTATGGCTACTTTGATGACTACAATTTGACTCCAAACCCTGTGGCATTTGTAAACTCTGATAATAACACAAGTGAGGAGGTAACCGTTGCTTGGTATGCCAATACCTCAAACCGATACTCAAGCGCAGCAGACTCACATTCTATTTGCTTTGGAGCAGACATAGACCCGTACCACCTGCAATCGGTAAACCGCAGCCTTTACAACAACGAGTGGAACAACTACATAACCGACCTTTATGCAAAACCAAGAAGGGTGTACAACGTGGATGCGGTGTTGCCCATCGGCAAGATCATAACTCTGAACCTCCAGAATGCAATCATCTGGAACAACACCAAGTACCTAATCAACAACGTGAACTTGAACATGACCACAGGCAAAGCATCATTTGAACTCCTCAACGTAGTATGAAGACAGGATATTTAAGTTATTTAATTGAAATACTAAACTCGGATGAGTGGCTTGGGGCAGGTGATTGCGTTGAAATCGCCAAAGGCAAGAACAAACTACCCGAAGGATGGAACGAATATATTAAGCTACAATGGCGGCAGTTGAAATAATTGAGATTAAAGGGGATGCTACATCCG